AGAATACCCCCCGTTGCCGCCGGGGGGCTATGAGTGCCGTATCATCAAGGTGCAGCTGGGCGAGTCAAAGAGCGGCGCAGAGATGCTGACAATCGCCTTTGACATCGAAAGCGGCCCGCACATGGGCTACTACCGCAAGCAGTACGAGGGGCGCAAGGCAAGCAATGCTGATGCGAAGTGGGGCGGCATGTACTACCAGCTTACGGCTGGCGAACAGCAGGGGCGGTTTAAGGGGATGCTCCAGAACATTGAGAAGTCCAATCCCGGCTATACATGGGATTGGAACGAACAGAGCCTTGTAGGGAAACTCTTCGGCGGCAAGTTCCGCGAAGAGGAGTACATCTACAACGGCAGAATCTACACCTCGACCAAATGCATTTCAATCTTGCCGATTGAGGGCATTGAGACAATCGCAGTACCGGAAAAGAAATGCATCGAGGCGGAGATGCGTGGAGCATATACCGCTGATGATTCGGACATTCCGTTCTGAGCATGGTGCTCCTAGGTGATGTTGTGGAGGAGCGGGATGATGGGCTTACAGTCTTTGTCCCGTTCCCTCATGGCAAAAAGAGACCAGAGGGGTATCAACCGACTGTTGGCGTGGAGCTTGTTGACGAGCGTCACATATCGGCAGACCAACGCAAGAAAGCATACGTCCTCATCTCCTACATTGCTGCGTGGTGGGGATATACTCCACTGGAAGCCATGAAGGAAATGCTAAAGCTCATGTTTGTGGGCGAAGCAGAGACACTGCGGAGGTCGTTCTCACTCTCGAACTGTGACATGACGACTGCGCGGCTGTTCATCACGTATCTCATAGATTTCTGCCTGTTGCATGGCGTTGACGTAGGAGAGCCATTGTATCAGCTCTCAGAAGACATCCCTCGCTATGTGTGGGCGTGTCTGATGAATAAGCGGTGTGCGGTCTGTGGCAGGAAAGCCGACCTGCATCACTGCAACGGCGGTATCGTCGGAATGGGAAACAATCGGGCGCATATCAATCACATTGGACGCCCCGCGCTCCCACTATGTCGAAAGCATCACAATCTCTGCCACAACATGGGAGAGACGGATTTTCTTAAACGGTACATGCTCGAGCCGGTCAAGATTGATGAGCGGATCGCGAAAGTGTATCGGCTCAATACAAAGCATAGGAGGTAAGACGCTATGAAAGAGATCAAACGCTACGCTTGTGAGACTTGCGGGACGGAGTTTGCAGATAAGGAGAAAGCGAAGCACTGCGAAAAAGCTCATAAGCATCCCAAAGAGGTTGTGCGTTGCAGGTATAACTCTATCGGCGTGGATGTAACAGGTTATCCTCAGACAATTACCGTCAAGATGACGGATGGGAAAGAAATTCTCTATAAGAGATGAGGTGAAGAGATTGTTCATTGTCAATGATTTGGAGCGGCTGAGAGAGTATGGATTTAAACCATTGGGATATAAAAATTCCAAGGGACTTGAAATCTATCAGAAGGAGATAGGTGTATCCAAATATGATGGCGCAATCGCAACTCTAGAACTTATTGTGAATGCTCAAGGGGCAAGAGAGAATGAAGTTATGATTTGCTGTGATGCAGATTTTGTCTCAAGTTTAGATGATACTCGCGCTGTCATGTGGGATTTTGAAGAAATTTCTGAGATGCTGAATGATGATGTGATTGTGTGGAGCAAGCTCCCTAGACCATAGAGAAGCGAGGTGAATGGTGTGCTGACGCTGATTGATCGGTTCAGAATGTTTGCGAGAGCTGCATCGGCGGACGATCGAATCGGCTCCATCGAAATAGCGGTTTATACAATGCTGCTGAGCATTGATAATGACCTGCTGTTTCAGGAGTGGTTCGGGTGCTCTGATCGTCGCTTGCAAGATATGACCAACGTTGGAAGCGTAAATACCATCACAAAAGCAAAGAACAGATTGAAGCAGCTCGGGTGGATTGATTTCAAAACGGCCGGGAAAAAGACGACCTTGTATAAATTGACTACCCCTATTGCGACAGTGTGTGAGACAGATATTGCGACAAACCCTGAGACAGTAACAAGAGATACTGAGACAGTATGTGAGACAGATATTGAGACAGTATGTGAGACAGATATTGAGACAGTATGTGAGACAGATATTGAGACATTAATAAGACAAGACAAGACTGCTAGACAAGACAAGACTGCAGCAGCTGCAACGTGCGCGCGCGAGGAGGGCAACTCTCTCGCAGAGGTGGTGCAGGCGTTCGAGAATAACATCCACCCCGTCGCAGGGAAGATCGAGCAGGACGCTCTTGTTGACCTCACGGACGAATACAGTGCTCTCTGGGTGACAGAGGCGATCAAGGAGGCGGCGTTATCCAACGCACGAAATCTGCGTTATATCACAGCGATTCTCGAGCGATGGAAGCGTGAGGGGTTCAAGGCACCTCGGAAAGGAGTGAAGAGCAGTGGAACAGGCAGGAGCAATCGTCCAGCGGTTGATGCAAGCCGGTATCAAGATTTCATCGAGGCCGACAAAAACTATACCCCTCCGTGGGAAGTACGACCTGACGGAGGAGGAGATCAAGCGACATTGGGATGAGATTGCCGACATCGAGGGCAGCCTCCCGCCGTTGACGCAGTTCCTCGTGCCCGGCGAGACGCAGGCAGAGGCGTTCCTTGACTTTGCCCGTACGACGGCACGGATGGCGGAACGGCGTGCATGGTCGCTCGCGCGGCGCGGAACGGTGGAGGACATTGACCTGCGGTTCCTCAACCGCATCTCTGACTACCTTTTTATCCTGATGCGTCTTGAGAACGAGGATATTCCGCGCCGGTGAAGACACAGTTTGCAATCCTGGACGGGAGCAGTCTCTTTTTCCGTGCGTTCTATGCTCTGCAGCTGCCGCCGAATGCGCGCGGCGTCCATACGAATGCGGTGCACGGCTTTGCCATGATGCTGGTGAAGCTGCTGAAGGAGCTTGCGCCGGAGCAGATTGTCATTGCCTTTGACAAGAGCCGTACAACATTCCGCACAGAAATCTATCCGGACTACAAGGGAACGCGGGATAAGACGCCGGAGGAGCTGACCGCGCAGATCCCGCTGCTGAAAGAGCTGGCAGAGGCCCTCGGGATTCCTTTCCTGGAGCGCGATCATTACGAGGCGGACGACATTATCGGCACGCTCGGTACGCAGGCGGCAGATGAGGGGACAGAGACTGCCGTCGTGACGGGCGACCGCGATGCGCTGCAGCTCATTCGTCCGCATCTCACGGTCATGCTGACGAAAAAGGGCATCAGTGAGATGAAGTCGTATGATGCTGCGGTGTTTGAGGAGGAGTACGGATTTGTGCCGGGACGCCTCATCGATATGAAGGGGCTGATGGGCGACAGTTCGGATAATATCCCGGGTGTCCCCGGCGTGGGGCCCAAGACGGCGACCAAGCTGCTTGTCGAGTACGGTACCATCGAGAACGTACTCGACCACGCCGCCGAGGTCAGCGGGAAGAAGCTCAGCGCCTCGCTTGTGGAGTATCGCGATCAGGCGCTCCTATCGAAACAGCTCGCGACGATTGAATGCGCTGTGCCCGAACTCCGCTACCGTGCGGAGGATTTTCGTATGCAGCCCGATCGTGCTGCGCTTGAGATGTTCTGCAGAGAGTACGAACTGCGGACCGTTCATCGTGCCCTTTCGGAGTATCTGGGTGCGGATGAAACGTCTGCGGGAGCGGCGGAGCAGTCGCTCTTTTCCGCCGAGACGCCGGACGGTGCACAGTCCGTCGCTGCGGCAGAACTCACCGCTGCTGATCTCGCTGATCTCCGTGCAGCAGAGGAAATCGCCGTCGGTGCTGTCTTTGAGGGGCCGGCACCCTTCGTGCAGATCAGTCTGCTTGCACTCTCCTACGGGGCGGAGCAGCGCACCCTTCGTGCAGACGCACCGCATTTTGGCGAAGTGCGTACGATTCTTGCGGAGCGTCCTGTTGTACTTTGGAATGCGAAGCGCTACGCACAGGCGGGGGGTTCCATTGGTGCAAACATTTTCGACCTCGAGCTTGCGGACTACCTCCTCCGTCCCGAGGAGAGCAAGCGAGATATTGAGCGCACGGCATTCGCCCATCTGGGACAGCTGCCCGCTGCGCCCGAAACCCTCACGGATGAGCAGCGTGCCGTACGTGAGGCACAGCTTGCTGCGCAGATGGCTCCGCCGCTGCGTGCAGCCCTCGCGGAGCGGCAGCTCCCCGCGCTCTATCGGGAGATCGAGCTGCCGCTTGTGCCCGTGCTCGCGGCGATGG